TTCCAATATAAATAAGACCCTGTTATATTACTAGAAAAAGTGTAAGTTGCAGTTGGTGTTGAACTACCAGAAGTATATTTCCTTATATAGTAAACGTCATCTGCATTATAAGCCAGATATAAGTCGTCATCTATTTGTATTGCGCTTTGTAATATAGTTCTGTTTTCATCGTTTGTATTTGATTCTACTAGCTTAAAATTAGCTTCTAATTCTGTATTTGTTAAAACACCACTAGAAACTACATTTTTGCTAAAAGTTTCATCTAAGTTTGAAAACGTTACTAAATCCGTAGACTTCCATGCACTTACTTTTATAAATTTTAAATCCGAGTCTCTCCTGTGATTTATAAATCCGTAATATATGTTTGAAGTACCAACTTTAGAATAAGTAAATAAAGGGTAATGTCTAATATTTGTAACTCCATAATCCGCAAAAGTTAACGACGTTTTAGTATAACTAGCATCTAATAAATTTACTTCTAATACGCTTTGATGAAAACCACCACTATTAGAGTCTCCACTTCTTGTGACAAAAACACAATTAGTATTATCTTGTTTTATCATTGTTAGGTATGCGCCATCGGTATCAAATTGACCCACTAAACTAAAACTACTTATATCTTCTGGGTTATCACTTTTCCATAGATTAAAAGGCGATACATGAAAACTATTTTGTATTACGTATGCATACCCGCTATTATCAAATAGCAATAAAGGCGTTGCATGGTTTAAAGGTTCTTGGCTTGTTGTTCCAACACCAACTTTTGCGGTTTCAATAGTGAAATTAGTCTGTTTTACTATCCAAACCTGATTATTATAAATATTAGTTTCATAACCTAAAGAATAAGTACTACCATTATGCCATAAAGTAATAGGCGAGGTTAAAGTCGAAAATTGACCTCCCAAAGCCCATTTACCTATGTTTATACTTTTAGATATTAAACCAGAATTTGATGATATTGTATTGTAAAACTTTTTTAAACCCATTAATAAATGCTATAAACTGAATTAAAGTAATCTCTTATTTTAAATAACTCCGTTTCTCCTATATCGGTATTATAAAACAATACAGACCCCACATATCCGCCAAATGGTCTTAATCCACCATTAGCTGTAAAAAAGTTAATTTGGTTGTTTGCTGATGAATTATCGGTATATGATAAGTTTTGAGAACCTAAATTATTATCGTTATAGCCGAATAATTCAGTACTTGTTTTTCTTAATTGCAATATTCTCATGTCACTAGAAGCGTCTATTGCGTTTTGATTTACTAAAAAAGCATCTTGAACAGTTGCCATTTCTAAACTACTCAAATTATGTTCTAACTCAAACGCTCTACCTGTTCCGCTTCCTGTATAATATAGAGTTCCGCTAGTTGTAGCTGCTGTAACACTTATAGCTGTAAGAGGATTTGTTGATGCCATAAAGGGTAAATTTACACCACCTATATTATAACGACCATTTGAACACAAACCAGAAACAATACCACTATTAGGCTCTGTAATCAAACTACCACCTGATTTTATCTGAATACAATCACCAGAAATTCTAGGTATATCTATACCAGCAAAACTTCCCTGCGCTTTAAAGCTTTTTATATACAAATCATTATCTGCTATATCTATTATTTGTTGAAAATCTACTAACTCGCCATCAAATCCTATTTGTGTTTCAGTTCCTGTACCATCGATATTAGGTACTACTGTAAATGCGTAAGTAGCAGAAGCATCAAGCTTTTCTCTTATAGAAATTCCGTAAGAAGGTGTTCTTGTAGCCCAACTAAAACTGCTAGGCGTTTCGCTTGATGATGTACTATATGTACTTTCTATAAATCCAGAACCTTGTGCTTTAACTCTATAATAATATTGTGTGGCGTTAGTTAGTCCTGTATCGGTATAAGAAAGTAACGCACCAGAATATACTTCTGTGCCAACCGTTGCAAAATCATCTAAACTTCTTTCTAATACATAATTATCTGCATCAGGCACACTCCCCCAATTAATAGTTAATTCTGTATCTCCCTGCGCTATTGATGTTATTTGTGGTGCTGTTAAACTATCTACATTAGCTATGTTTAAATAAATTCTAGTACCATCATAATAAAAAGATAATATGTTTAAGCTAGTAGGGTCTATTAATCCAGAAGCTATAAAGAAATCTGCGCCAGTTATTGTAGGCTCATAACCATTACAATAAACTTGTGCTATTGTATTTTTTACTGCTCCAGTTAAATCTAGCGTTAAGTTTCCGCCTGTTAAGAATGATATTTCATTATACAAAGCATCTTCTGTAAATTCTATTGTAGTTCCTGTTTTAGATACAACTTCGCCACCACTAGCAGCACCGATAATATCAGACATATTATCTTTGTCAATCTTTACATCTGTATCGCCAACAGCTCTATTTGGGTCTACTGCATAAAATAAACTACCAGTACCTAAACTGGTTGCCTCTGTTAAATTTCTTACTTTTTCACTCATTAGTCTAATATTAAAAATCTACCGTTATCTAATTCTAGTATTTGACCATCATCAAGTAGTAAATACTCTATATCGGTCAAATTAAAATCACTTAAATCATTTAAATAAGGTGCGCTTATTTCCTCGTTTCCTGTTAATGTTATATTATATTTAGTTCCCTCACTTTTAGAACCGCCACTATTATCACTATATGTTAGATTAAGACCGTTATATAGTCCTAATATCCTTAAAGAACCATCGTTAAACTCTAATATACACCTAAAATATAAATCTTTGATGTTGTATAATTGTTGAGACGTTATTAAATCAGATTTTAAAAGTGTAAAGTTTAAACTCTGGTCATATTTATAACCATCTTCTGAACTTTGTTCTGTAAAAACTGCGTTATTAGTCCAGAAGTCGTAAATGTTAGTATTAGGAAAACTTGTTACAGTTTGCTTATCTCTAACTATTTCTAAATTATTATATAATTCAAACTTAGCTAAGTAAACATTCTTTATACCACCTACATTATCTCGGCAGTTTAGAGCTGTTCTTCCTTTTGTTAATGCTATCATCTACTTTTTTAAGATAAACTTTTAATTTCTTTTCTAACTCTTCTTTTATTTTACTGTCTCTAACCTCTTTCATTAACTATCTAATTCTAAAAAATTACCACTAACAGAACCACCACCACTACTTTTATAGTAATTACTTTTAGTTTCTGTTCCCCCTAAATACCAACCGCTAATAGTATCGACGTCTTGGGGGATGACGTCGTAATCATTAGGCTGTGAATTATCGTACTCTGGTATGTTCTTATCACATAAATATCTTTCTAGTCTACCGATATACGCATCCGCTTTACTTTGTGCGCCTTTAACGTTATACTTAACATTATCTATGTTAGCGGTTAAACCGTTGTCTGGTGCGTTTTCATAGATACCTGTATTTTGCGCCAATATAATACCATCACGTAAATATTGAGCGTAAACACTATGCCATAAAATAGGCTTTATATAATCAGTAAACATTTGCAAATAATCATCAGCTAAAGTATCTGCATTAAAATCAGTTACTATTTTGTCAAATAAGGCAGTGCCTAAAATTGGTTCTAATATTAACACCTCAACATCTGTAAGTAGATGCATAAATTTGTCTGGGTCTACATTACCACCCATTGACGTATTACTCTTTATTTCTTGTGCTGTTATTAATCCCATTATCCTTTGTTTTGATGTGGTGTTAATCCTACGTCTCTATTGTTGTTTGGCACTTTGTAACCTCTTCTCCTTGCATCTTGGGTTTTTATAGTTTTTGCTAATGGGCTGTTTACGTCTACACCACCACCACGCTTTAAATATATTTCTCTTTGCCATTTATGTTTACAAGTTCCGTTAGGATATTTAGCACTCATTTTACCACCACCTTTCCATTTCCATATTGAATAAGAGTTTGTACCACCTAAACCAAATCCATCATTCACACCGCCTCTATCCATTTGCATAATATCCTCTTTACGATATAACTTATTTGCAAACATCATTTTTTGACAAAACTCTCTTTCTGGTAAAGGATTGCCAACGTATCTATAACGTATCGCTATATCCTCGCTGTCTTGTTCACTCTTCGCGTTAGGTCTAGCTACCCCAGTACTTGTTGCAAACTTTAAGCTTTCATATATTAAATCGTCAGTTTCATAGTCTACCTCATTTACAGCTAATAAATGCCAATCTTTTCCGTCTAAATCTTCACCAAACATTATTAGATGGTCTGCAAGTTCTACAGTAGCTTCCATTTCGTCTGATAAACAAACATGATTAGATAACTCTACATTATCTTCAATATCCTCTACAGTATTATCTTCTACAACGATTTCTTCTTTTTCTTCCGTTCCGTATGTCTCTCTTAATGGTAAAAACTCTAAGTCAGTTTCTAATCCAGCTAATTCTAAGGCTGGTTTTATAGCGTCTAAGAACACTTCTTGCTTTGGTAATATCTGATAATCGTTTAATAATTTAGATGCAGTATCTAATTCGTCTGCGTTAGCACCAAAACCACCAGCACTAGGCATTCCAAACAATAACGGACTTGTTACACCATGCGCAACTAATATTTGCTTTGCCGCATCCTCTCTAAGGCTTTCCCATTGTTGGTGCGCTTCTGGATTGTTATTTAATGGCGTTACAGTAACCTCTGCTTCTTTACCATCGTTAAAAGACAGTATAAACTTTCCAGCGTTTTCACTACCTGTTAACTTTTGTTTTATACGTCTTTCGATTTCGTCTTTTTCTTCTGGTTGTAATGCCCCACCATTATTCATATTAATAACATAGCCGAAACTAAGACCGTTTTTAATATGATTTATACTAAAATTAGATATTTCTTCCTCAATCTCGCAATATTGTAAACCTGCTAAATAGTCTGGATAAGAATAATAAAAGTTACCGCTTTGATAGGGTTTAATCAAAAGTATCATTTCCTTATCAGTCATTTTACCTTTAAAAATAGTAATTGGACTAGGCTTATACTTGTATATCTTTTCCCAATCATAGGAATAATAAACTTTTTCTATCTCTCCTTTTTCGTTAGCTAAACCCATAGCTAATTTATTAATTGGAAAATGCTTCATAGCACCTATACCACCACCAACAGAACGCACTAGCTTTATAGCAGCCATACCAAACATCTTAAAGTCATTTAATGTTTGTCTTTGTTGTTGCTTTGCAAATATATCATTTAAAGAGTCGTATAAATCATCACTTCCTTTTTCTACGATACCACGACCATATAATAAAGAACTATATACATTTATAATACTTTCATTTGTCGGACTACCATTAAATCGGTCTATAACATACTCAAAGAAAGAATTGTTTTTACCGTTAGTAACATAATCAGAACGCCCACTATTATACTCTTCAATATCTGGTTTTATGTAACTAGATAACTGTATTAAACTTATATTTTTTGGCTTACTATCCATTTATATTATAATTTTGTGGCACTTGTGAAGTAAAGAATAACTTACCCCTAAACAAAACATTGTTATTAGCATTATCTAACACCTTGTAACTAAAAACACTACCCTCTACACTTGGTATATCTAATTCAAACTCTAACTGATTGTTATTAGCTTGTATAGACTCTACACTTTCATCTTCAATAGTAAATTCGGTTTCTTGTGTAGTGTTCTCATTAAACAAAATAACATTGTAATTATCGTTAGTAGAGTAGTCTCTTAAAGGCACTTTTATAGTGTTTGTCACATTAGGTATTAATACTCTCATATAAATAAAACAAAAAAAAGCACGTTTTGTTTAAAACGCACTTAATTTATATTGAATTATGTTTAATTTATTACGGTGTAACGTTAGTCGCACTTACAATACCATCTAAAGCAGTAATTGTTGCAGCGTCTAAATATGGTGCTGGTGCTGTTTCCATTGCGTTAAAAGTTAAGTTATAACCGTTAAACTCGTTTTTAGCTCCTCCCGATTGAAAATCTCCTGTTTGATAAGTACCATCCTCAATACCTACTACTCTATAAGAGCCATCTCTATATTGTACTACCACTAAACATCTAGCACGTAAAACTACCGCTAATTCGTTTGCGCTTTCTTTAGTTTGTTTCTTTAATACTACCGATAAAACTTGTTCGTAGGTAGTAGTTCCAGCTTGTGGGTCTTGTGTAGGTGTTTCTACATAAGTATTACCATCCGCTATAAGTTCGTATTTAAACACCTCAGTTAATGAAGCATTAATAGCAGTCGCTTCACCAGCAGCTACCGTAAAACCATCCTCTAAGAAGTTGGCTAAATATATTGCTTTCAAACCACCGATTGCATCTCTACATGGTTCGGTTCTTCCGCTTGTTAATGTGCACGCCATTTGTTTTTTTGTTTTAAATAAAAAAGGTGGTAGCCTTAAAGATTACCACCTCTTATATGATTATTAATTAATTTCTAGTTCGCAGTGTTTGTAATACCGTAAGTAATGATATCAGAAACGTTACCGTACTGAACACCATCTCCCCATTCTACTACAACGTGAACGTTATCAGAACCATCTATCATTGATTGGTCTAATAGTCTTACTTGTGAACCAAGTGCTAAATCTTCGATACCGTACCAAAGAACATTAGAACCTGTTGCTACCATAACGTTGTCAGATAAACCAGCACATTCGATAAGTGGCACTCCTTGAAATGTCATTTGCGCTTCTCTTTCGTTGTATAAATCCGCAGCACCTAAAGCAGCTTGTGCTTGTATGTAAAATTTCTTAGCAGCGGTTGAAATACGAATACCAAAGCCGGGCATATTGTAAATCACTTTACCAGCAGCATCAATCACTTTTCCTAATTCTGCAACAATGTTAGCAGCACTTAAAGTAGCACCAGCAACCTCATTAGCAGCAGGTAAATTAGCATCAGCAGTTAATAACGCTTCAAAACCATCAAACTCACCACCTGTAGCGTTAGCACCTTGCCAGATAACATTTTCACGAGATGCAGCAATGTTTGAAGCTACTAAAGCAATTAAATAAGACTCAAAAGAACCTGTAAATCTACCAGATTGGTATAAAGACTGCCATACTGGTCTGTATGTCTTTTTACATAGTTTCATATTAACCTCAAATTTCTCTGTTGTTAATACTCTGTCTGCGATTGTAATAGTACCGTTATCAGTAAAATCACAAGTAGCATCCTGTACGATACCAGACAAGTTTACGTTAGGCACGTTATACTTAAAAGGCACGTTTTGTACTACTTCTACACCACCGTTAGCGATAGTTGTAGGTGCTAATAATGCAGCACTAATAAATTGATTTGCTGCAACACCAGCATAGTTAGAACTGATTGTCTCAGTTGTAGCTAATTTTATTTCTTCTTGTTTCATCTTTTTAGTTATTGTTAAATTGTTCAAATACTCTATCTTGTATTGTTCTAGGTCTGTTTTGACCGTATGCAATACTTTGTTGTAACTTAGTTTCAACTGGTGTTACTACCGTTTCTTCAGCTTCTGGTTGTTTAGATAACTCAGCCTTTAAAGTTTCAATCTCTTTAGTTTGAGTTTCAATAAGAGTGTCTTTTTTAGATAACTCAGCATCTAACATAGACTTAAACTCTACATTCATTTCTTCTTTTAAAGCGTTTAATGCTTTTTGAATATCAAAAGCTGGTTCTTCAACTTCTGACTCTTGTGTTTCCGCTGTTGCTTCAACAACATCTTCTTGCTTTGGTTCGTTAACTTCCTCGTTGCTACTAAATAAAGCTTTAATATCACCAAGTAAATTATCACCGAAAGACTTTAAATCTTCTTTTGTCATTTCTTCGTTTTTAA